CTGCAGCGATTCGGGCAGCAGAAGCCAATCGTGGTGGGTGAAGGCAACGTGGTCATCGCTGGCAACGGTCAGTTGGCGGCGGCGCTTGCATTGGGTTGGGCAACCATCGCAATCGTCAGAACGGATCTGCTGGGAGAGGAAGCGACCGCATATGCAATCGCTGACAATCGAACGGCGGAACTCGCCATGTGGGATCAAGCTGCGCTGGACGAGTTGTTGAGGGAGTTGCAGGAGGCAGATGCGTCGCTTGTTGAGGCCGCTGGATTCGACTTTTCCAAGTTGGTGAATCGTGACGAAGCGGACGAACCAACATTGGATGAGCAGGCGTTCAAGTTGATCGTGGACTGTGGCAACGAACAGCAACAGCGCGAACTGATGGAGCGCTTGGAACAGGAGGGCTACAAGTGCCATCCATTGATGTCCTAATCCAATCGGATATTCGGCTGTCATCGCGCGCGCGACAGGTGTGCGCCATGTATGACTGTCCGCCGGAAGAAAAGCAAACGCTGCGATGGACGGCCGAATTGCCGATCGAACAGCGCGAATGGAATGTCGGTCTGATTGTTGGGCCGTCTGGATGCGGCAAGTCGACCGTGGCGCGGCATTTGTTCCCGAAGCAGATGCAATCGTTCGATGCGCGAACGTGGTCCGGCGCAAGCATGATTGACGATATGCCGGCCAACAAGACGTTGGACGAGATCGCAACCATGTGTGCCGCTGTGGGGTTCAACACCATTCCCGCATGGGTTCGTCCGTACGAAGTGCTGTCCAACGGCGAGAAGTTCAGAGCATCGGTCGCGCGCGCATTGTTGGAGGAAGCCGATCCAATCGTCGTTGATGAGTTCACCTCGGTGGTCGATCGACAGGTGGCGCAGATCGCCAGTCACGCGGTGCAGAAGGCGGTGCGTAGAGCCAATCGGCGGTTCGTCGCCGTGTCGTGCCATTACGACATTGTGGATTGGCTTCAACCGGATTGGATGTTCGAGCCTGCAACGCGATCATTCGCATGGAGGTCGGTTCAACGACGGCCAACCATTGACATTGAGATCAGCCGCTGCCCGATTCAGGCCTGGCCCATCTTCGCTCCGTACCACTACATGAGCGCCGAACTGCATCGCGCGGCACAATGCTTCGGTCTGTGGGCCAATGGCAACTTGGCGGCATTCGCGGCGGTGTTGCATCGGCCGCATCCGAAGAACCCCCGCATCAAAGCCATCAGCCGATTGGTGACCCTGCCCGATTGGCAAGGATTGGGGTTGGCGTTCACCTTGGCAGAGGCGGTCGGCGCTGCGTACACCGCAATGGGATTCCAACTGCGCACCTACCCGGCTCATCCGTCATTCATCAAGGCCTTTGCCAACAGTCGGAACAAGTGCTGGAGATTGGAACGCAAGCCCGGCAACATGATCGCCTTTGGAGGCGGCGGGTTGCAGGCTCAGTACGGATCGTTCAGTCGGCCATGCGCGGTGTTCCAGTTCGTCGGTCAGCCGATGCAAGCGTTGGATGCGGCAAGGTTCACGGCGGCCTAGCAAGGATGATCCTGCGCGGCGGCAATCGACGTTTGGATGGGGGGGAATGGGGTCTCAAACTGCTGACAGTTGGTCGCTACACCGACGCGCGACCCTTCGCTTGCACGGTCACGAGTTAGGGGGAACGCCTAGGATCGATTCTGGCGCGTTCTGATCGCGCAGACGATCATGGACCCCCCTCGGGCGTCGAATCGTTCCTATGCCCGACACGGGGCGGCGACGGGCATTGGCGAGTGTGCTACGCTGTCAATGATTGCCCGGACCTCCCCCCAAACCAACGCAAGCCCTGCGCCTGTCGGGATCATGGCGCGCCAAGACTCGCAAGGGTGAGCCGGACTTGCCCATTGAACTGCCGCCCAAGCCCGACTGGTTGTCGACCGATGCTGCCAATCATTGGCAATCATTGGTTGACTGCATCGCGCCCATGCGCGTGCTGACCAAGGCCGACGCCCTCTCATTGGCGCATTTCGCTGAATACCTCGCGCGGTGGCACAAGGCGACCGAAGCGTTGGCGCGCTATGGCGATGTCTTGCCTGTCAAAGACGGGAACGGTCAGGTGATTGGGATGCGCAAGTCGCCGTGGGTCGGATTGCAGTTGGAATACGGCGTGATGGTCAGACGTTACGCACAAGAGTTCGGCATGACTCCATCGGCTCGCGCTAGGCTGACTGGTGAAAATGCCGAAACGGAAGCAACCACCTTCAGCCGCAGCAAAGCCCTCGCGTCGTAAGCCCAAACCATGGACGCCCGAGGCGTTCAACTGTCTGCCCGGCTACGACGCCATCGCTACGCGCGGCGATTCGGTTTGGGAACCGAAAGCGGCGCAGCACGCGTTGTCGTTCATTGAATCGGTGTGCCGTCACACCGAAGGCGTATGGGCGGGGAAGCCGTTTGCATTGTTGCCTTGGCAGCGAGCGTTCGTAGGCAACTTGTACGGGTGGCTTCGACCGGATGGAACACGCCGCTATCGGCAGGCGCACGTTTTGATTCCGCGCAAGGCAGGCAAGACGGAACTCGCTGCTGCTCTCGCGCTGTATCACCTGCTGGCAGATGACGAGCCAACGCCGGAAGTGGTCGGTATTGCGCGCGATCGATCGCAAGCAAAGTTGTGCTTGAAGCGCGCCATGGCGATGGCTGATCAGCATCAAACCATGCGGCAGATGGTCCAGCAATACACCGGGCGATTGGTCGCTCCCAACATTCACGGCGTATACAAGGTGCTGTCAGCCGACGCGCCGAGTGCGCACGGCTTGAACGTATCGGCTTGCATTGCAGACGAGATCCACGCCATGGAGAACCGCCGCGAACTTTGGGAAGCGGTAATGACCAGCATGGGCGCGCGGTCTCAACCGTTGATGCTGTCGATCACCACGGCTGGCGTGCTGCGCGAGTCGCTTGAGCACGATCTGTTCCAATACGCCATCAAGGTGTGCGAACGAACTGTGGACAATCCCGCCTTCCTGCCTTGTCTGTACTACGCCGACGCTGACGCTCCTTGGAACGAGGAGGCTACTTGGCGCAAGGCGAATCCTTCGCTCGGACATACCACCACCATCGAGTGGTACAAGAGCGAGTCGCAACGCGCGCACGACCAGCCGTCATACGAATCGCCGTTCCGCACCTATTACCTCTGCCAACACATCACGGCAGCCGAGCGGTGGCTGCGGATGTCGGATTGGGACGCTTGCAAAGCGGATCAGTTCGCCGAAGAGGATCTGCAATCGTTGCCGTGTTTCATTGGCGTTGACTTGGCTCAAACCACAGACTTGTCCAGCATCTGCTGCGTATGGACTGACGGCAGCAGGCAGTTCGTGCGGTCATGGAACTACGCGCCAGAAGAGGGAGCGATTCAACGGTCCCGCCGTGACGGCGTGCCATACTTGGATTGGAGTCGCAATGGTTGGCTCACGTTGACTCCCGGCGACGTAACCGATTACACCTTCCTGCGCGAGCAGATCATGGCGTTGTGCAAGCAATACCGCGTCAAGACGGTGGCGTACGACCCATACAACGCGCAGAATCTGGCGCATGAGTTGGAACAGCGCGGCGTGTCGGTTGTCCGCTGCCCGCAGTCGTTCTTGCAGATGAGCACGCCAACACGGATGCTGGAACGAGCCGTCGTGGGAAGAACGCTTGCACATGACGCCAATCCGGTGTTGACTTGGGCGGTGTCGAACACCGTGCTTGACAGAGATAGTTCCGGCAATCCGCGACCAAGCAAGCGTCGCAGCGTCGAGCGTATCGACCCAGTTGTGGCTTGCGTGATCGCGTTGGCTGCTACTCTGCACGGCGATGCGCCGACCAACAACGTCTACGAACAGCGGGGCCTGATATGGCTGTGAAGCGCAGCAAGTCATCGCGCGCAAAAAACACGCGCAGCATCAAGATGAACACGCCAGTTGGTCAACCGCTGACCAGCGGCGTGCAGGTCTACACCGGGCAATACTCGGATACTGGTCAGGCGATCACGCCGCAAGCCGCATTGGCTTGCTCGACGGTCAACGCTTGCGTTCAGGCAATCGCAACGGAGTTGTCCAAACTGCCGTGGTCAGTGATGACAGATGGCGCAGGCGGACGGTCAATCCTCCGCGAGCATCCTGTCCATCGTCTGCTTCGCCTTGAGGCCACGCCGTACATGAGCGCAATGGTCTGGCGTGAACTCATGCTGACCAGCGCGTGCCTGACGGGCAACGGCTACTCGCTGATCGAGCGAGACGCTGCGGGCCGTCCGATGGCGCTGCACTACCTGCGACCAGATCTGATGCTGGTGCAACGGATGCCAAACGGCGAACTGGCCTACATCTACAGCGGCATCGTGGACAGCGGGCGCGCGGTGTATTCGAGCCACGACATCTTCCACCTGATGTGGATGTCTCCGGACGGACTGCTCGGCTATTCACCGATCAGCCTTGCTCGCCAAGCCATCGGCGTAGCACTCGCGGCAGAAGCTTTCGGCGCTTCGTACTGGCGCAACGCCAGCAGGCCGAGCGGCATCTTGTCCACCGACAAGGAACTGTCCCCGGACGCCATCATGCGCATGCGTGAATCGTGGGAGCAGCGCATGCGCGGCGTGAACAGCGCCGGAGCCGTTGCGGTCCTCGAGCAAGGGCTGAAGTACCAGCCCATCAGCCTTTCGCCTGCGGACAGTCAGTGGCTGGAAGGCCGTGGCTACCAGCGCGAAGAGATCTGCAGCATCTTCCGCGTGCCGCCGTCGGTCATCGGCGTCGGCAACAAGCAGTCATACGCCAGCGCCGAGCAGGCCAACCGCGAGTACGTCACCAACTGCCTGTCATCATGGGCCGCGCGCCTTGAGGCGGAAGCGCAGCGCAAGTTGTTCCGGCGCGATGAGCCGCTGGCCACCGAGATCAGTTTCGATGCGCTCCTGCGTGCGGACTTGATGACCCGCTACCGATCGTTCAGCATCGCGCGGCAGTTCGGCTTCATGTCGGTCAACGAGATCCGCGCGGAGATTGGCAGGCCGTCGATCGGCGCAGCGGGCGACACCTACTTGCAGCCCGTCAACATGGTGCCAGCCGCCACGCCTTACGGCGGCGACAACTTCACGGACATAACGCAGCCTGCGCCGGACCCGGACGCAATGCCGGACGAGTCCAACGATGACACGGGCGAAGAACGGGCAGTTGACTTCGCACGGGCCGAGTCGCACACTCCGACTGAAGCCATGCGCGAGGAAGCACAGCGAGGTCTCGACTGGCGCAGCGAGCATGGCCGTGGCGGGACCGAGGTAGGCATCGCGCGCGCCCGGGACATCGTGAACGGCAAAGACCTGCCGATTGAAACCGTGCAGCGCATGGTGTCGTTCTTCGCGCGGCACGAGGTTGACAAGCAGGCCGAGGGCTTCAGCCCGGGCGAAAAGGGCTACCCGTCGAACGGGCGCATCGCTTGGGCACTGTGGGGCGGTGACCCGGGCAAGGCATGGGCGGAGTCGATCGCAGACGCGGCGGACCGTGATGAACTTGCTAGACAGATCGGTCTCACCTGAATACTGTGCCGGCCATGTCGATCATCGAACTCGAACACCGCTTCATCACTCCGCGCCTGACCACGCGCGCGAACTGGTGGACCGATGAAGAAGACGAAGACGAAGGCGAAGACCGCACGCCGCGCCTGACGGGCTATGCCAGCACCTACGGCCAGCCTTACGATGTCGAAGGCGTGCGCGAGATCGTCGCCGCTGGCGCGTTTACGCGCTCGCTGCGCGAGCGACCTGATGTCTTCGCCTTGCTCGGCCATGACATGGGCCGGGTCATCGCGCGCACCAAGAACGGCAGCATGAAACTGGTTGAAGACGAGCGCGGCCTGCGCGTCGAGATCATGCCGCTGGACACGACTGAAAGCCGCAACGCCTTTGAGATGGTCCGCACGGGCACGCTCGACGCGATGTCGTTCGGCTTCTCCATTCGCGAACAGAAGTTCGACATCGAGGGCAAGCAGGTCACGCGCACGCTGACCGATGTGGAACTGTATGAGGTCAGCCTCGTGGCCATGCCAGCGAATCCGAACACCGAGATCGGAGCGCGTAGCCGTGCAATGGTTGGCAAGTTGATCGTCCCGATCTCGCCGCTGCTGTCCGTCCCGCCGATCTACGGAGCATGACATGACCACCGAACAGGACTACATCTTGGCAACGCGCGGCGGCGAATCGGGCCTCACTACGGAGTCGATCCCGTCCGGCGTTGCAGGCAACCAATCCGTCAGCGAGACCTTCAGCGAAGCGGTCTACTCGCGCACATTTGCTACTGGGTTGCTACCGCTGGTCAACAAGGTCAGCGCAGCGTCGGCGTATCGCTGCCGCGATGTCAGCGCGCTGGCCGATGTGGAAGTGCCGGGCGAAGGCTCGGAGTACACCTTCCTGACCGACTACACCTTCGCGGAAACGCGCGCGGCCCTGCAGACCTTCATCGTAGCCACGAAGGTGTCCAACGAACTGATGGCGGACTACGGCATCCAGTCGCTGCTGGCGCAAGTGATGGCCGGGCAACTCGCGCAGAGGTTGAACAACTACATCGCGGAACGCATCGGCATCGCCATCGGTGGCACCGATCGTCACGAACGTGGCACCGTGGTTAGCGGTGTCTTGACGGGTCCGCTGCTCACTCGCGTCATCTTCGGACGCGGGACTACTGCTGGCGGACAGACGGCTGGTCAGATGTTCAGCAACGCTGACTACGAAGGTCTGGTGATCTGCAGCAACGCCAACGTGTTCGGTGAGATGGTCGCTGGCGGCGGGTTCCAGGCGTCGTATCCGGCTGACCTTCAGGACTTCCGAACCGAACGCGGTCAATGTCACTTCGCTGGCTTGCCGTGGCACTTCATCAGCAGCATGCCGCAAACGGCGGTCAGCGCGCTGATCACGCAACCGCATGTCATCATCTTCGATCCGCGCTATGTGTCGCTGGCCATGCAGCCGATGCAGTTCCGCGTAGACTCGGAATCGCTGGCGGCAACCAATCAGTCGATCATTCACGCATCAGTCCGCGCCGAGGCATTCCTTGGAGGCATCTCTCACGCGGCAGGAATCTCAATCAAGGCAATCGCTACATGAGCACCACCACCACCATCCGTGACATCAAGGACGAGATCGGCGCAACCTACGAGCGCATGAAGGCCACCGTGGCCGCTGCGCAGGCCGAAGGCAAGCCCCTGTCCGGCGAACGCGAAGAGACCTACAAGCGCGACGAGGCCCGGCTGTCGGACCTCATCAAGATGCGGGACCAGCACTACGCCATGCTGGACGCGCAGGCCGCTGCCGTCGATGCCCGCGCGCAGCACATCAGCACCACGGTCCGCGCCGCTGGCGGCAACAGCCGCGACGAGAAGCGCCTGACCTCCATGGCGGACAGCGACCAGTACCGCGAGGCCTTCGTCAGTTACCTGCGCGGCGGATTCGGCGCGCTGACCGAGCAGCAGCAGCGCGCGCTCTCGGAAACCGCGAACGCTGACGGCGGCTTCCTGCCCACCACCGAGTTCTACGCCACGCTGGTTGAGAAGCGGTTCCTCGCCAACGCGATGCGCAGCGCGGCGGACGTGATGGCGATGGGCTCGTTCAAGACCGACATCCCGATTGAGAACGCCTTCGCCACTGCGGCCTACGTCGCGCAGGGCACGGCGGCAACCGAGACTTCGCCCACCTTCGCGAACGTCGTGCTGTCCCCGAACACGCTGCGCGTGTTCACGAAGGCCAGCAACGAACTGATCGCGGACGCTCCGACGCGCGGCCCGGGCTTCAACATTGAGACCATTCTTGCTTCGCAGATGGGCCGGGTCATGGGCAAGGTGGAAGAACTGGCCTTCGCCAGCGGCTCGGGCAGCGGCGAGCCCAAGGGCATCTTCACCTACGGCGCTGGCGCAACGCCCGACGTGACCAACGTGGAGACTGCCGCATCGGGTGCCGTGGCCGTGGCGGACCTGCTCAACGTGGTCTACGCGCTGCCCCGTCAGTACCGTGCGAACGCCAAGTGGGTCATGACCGACAGCGTGTTCAACAAGATCCGCCAGTTGCTGATGACCGCTGGCACGGCTGCAGGATCGCACCTGACGTACGCGCCGTTCGCGTGGTCGCTCGGTGACGGTCGCCTGCAGGACGGCGAACCGGACCGCCTGCTCGGCTTCCCGGTCGTCTGCCTTGCCGATGGTCCGGCGTTCGCCGCTGGCAGCCGTGTCGCTGCCTTCGGGGACATGTCGTACTACAAGATCGGTGAGCGCGAGTCGATCAACATCAAGGTGGCCCGTGAGACCTTCCTCGCGAACAATCAGACGGGCTACTTCGGCTTCGCGCGCCACGACGGCAAGTTGACCGTGGCGGAATCGCAGGTCCAGTTGAAGATCAAGGCCTGATGCCGGACCACCACCACAGCGATGACGCAGAGCCCGGCAGCGGAAACGCTGCCGGGCTTCTGCGCGTCGTGGAGATCGTGTCGCCCGTCATCCTGAACGGACGGCTACTTGTGCCGGGCGACGAGGCGCAAGTGTCGGAGCATCAGGCGGCGAGTCTGATCCACCACGGAGTCGCACAGGCCTCGCGCCGCCGTGCAACCGTTGACAACCGCACACAGAGCACCGACGCATGGCAACCATCCCTTACATCAGGCGGTGGGCAGCGACCACCGCGCCAGCGATCGAGCCGCTGACGCTTGCCGAGGCCAAGGCGCACCTGCGCGTTGACGGCAACGACGAAGACGCGCTCATCACCACGCTTATTGCGGCGGCGCGGACCTACGTGGAACGCCGCACGGCCATCACCGTCGGCCTGCGGTCCTACCGTATGGAGTTGTCACGCTTCCCGGACTCCGGTGCGGACATCGTCATGCCAACGGCACCATGTGCGGCGGTCACCAGCATCACCTACGTCAAGGCAGATGCGACCTCACAGACGCTGACCGCGAACACGGACTACCGCGTGGCATTCGCTGTTCCGCCCGGGCGCATCCGCTTGCCGTATGGCAGCACGACATGGCCGGACACCATTGACGGCGCGGAAGACGCGGTGGTGGTCCTGTTCACCGCTGGCTACGACTCGGCTGGCAAGATGCCGGCAACGATCGGGCAAGTGTGCCGCCTGCTGATCGGTCACTGGTATGAGAACCGGGAAGCGGTCGTGGTCGGGACTATCAGCAAGGAGATGGAGTTGGCCGTCCAATCGCTCTGTGGCGCGCTGTGGGTTGGCGAGGTCATGCCGTGAGGATCGGCAGGCTTCGATCGCGCGTTTCGGTGCAGAACCCGACGGACACCGCAGACGCCTTCGGTCAGATGATCGAATCATGGGGAGCAGCAGTCAGCCTATGGGCGCAGGTCACAGAGATGGCGGTCAGCGAGACCAAGGAAGAGGAAGGTCAAGTGCGGGTCCAGCGCATCCAAGTGCTGCTGCGCTGGGGCGCGACGGTCTCGACTCGCAGCCGCATCACCTACCGTTCGGCGGTCTATCAGGTCAAGTCCTTGATCGACCCGGACGGGCTGCGCGCGCGCCTGCAACTTGAGTGCGAGGTGATGACATGAAGAACCGCATGAGAACGACCATGACGGTGAACATCAGCGGCACCGAAGAAACCAAGGCGCGGCTCGGGCAGATTGAGAAGGCTGCGCAAGAGCGGATCTTCAAGCAGGCCGTCAAGCCAGCGCTGAATCTGATTGGTCAGCAGGCCAAGCAGAACGTGATGACGTTGCGAACCACGGGGCAATATCACCGTGGAGTGAGATCGGCAATCGCCTCGCGCATTTATTCCAAGTTCAAACGGATGCGTGGCTCGCGCTATTACAACCGAGGCGTTCTGGCTGTCTGGTACGGTCGATCACGCCGAGAGTCGCAGCAAATGGATCAGGGAGTCCAAGTGAGTCGGGTCCCTGATTGGTCGCTCGCATCGTTGGCGCATCTGTTCGAGTTCGGCTACAGGTTGGTTGCTGTATTCGGTCGGCGCATTCGTGCGCGTCAGATTGCCGCTCGACCGTTCATGGAACCGGCGCTCGAAGCCAAACGGTCGCAGGCAGAGGCGATGTTCCGCGCCGTCGTGCGCGATCTGACCAGCGGAGCCTGATCATGCCAACGGACTCCATCGAGGTCGCAGTCCGAAACCGCCTGCTGGCTACGGCGGGCGTGACCGCCATGGTCTCGCAGCGGATCTATCCCGACGCGCGCGCGCAAGGCGGTGCGGTCCCGTGCTTGATCACTGGCATTCAGTCCGAGCAGAAGGTGATGGCGTTCGCGCTGACGGGCTTGACTACCTGCCGCTTTGAGGTGACCGCCGTAGCCCGCACCCGAGCCGAGACGCAATCATTGGCAGCGGCGGTCATGCTTGGCTTGAACGGTTGGACTGGTACGGACGGTTCCATCGTCGTGCAGCAGTCCCTACATTCCAACACGATGACCGCCTACCAAGACCCGATGGCGGGCGAGTCATCCGGCACCTTTGTGTCGGTTCTCGTGTTCAGCATCCACTACGCAGGATGACCCATGCCAGCCTTCTCATCTCTGTATAGCGCCTTCGGTTACTCGCCAACGCCTCCCCCGCTAACCGCCTACGAAGAGATCCCGTTGGCTCGCGGCATCTCGTTCAGCGGCATTGCCGCGACCGAGATTGATGTCACGAGCCTCACCAGCGCGGGCAAGACCTTCGTGCTTGGCACGCGCGACAACGGAACAGTCGAGGTGTCTGCCTTCGTAGACCGCACGACTGCACCGATGTTGCCCACGAGTGGTAACAGCACGCCGGGTGCGTTCTATTGCACGCTCGGTGACAACATCACGCCGAACAGCCAGTACATCCAAGTCTCTGGTTCCTGCTACTTGCAGTCCACGAGCATTGAAGGCTCGGTGGACAACGCAGTCATGGTCACTTACACGTTCCGGTTGACCGGGACGATCACAGTTCAACCCCTTACGGTTCAACCCTAACGGCATAAGGAGCAACAGATGGCAGCATTCAGCGCATACGGTTCGGCGTTCACTACTGGCAATACCGAAGTCACGGGCCTCATCACTGGCATCTCGTTCAGCGGCATTGCCGCGACCGAGATTGATGTCACGAGCCTCATCGACACGGGCAAGACCTATGTCCTCGGCACCAGCGACCCGGGCACCGTCGAGGTCACCTGCAACATGGAGCGCACGGAGGCATTCGACCTGCCGACCAGCGGCGACAGCACGCCAAGCAACTTCGTGATCCGGTTCGGCCCGGCTGGTGCTCTCCTCGCAGGTCCGTCGGTCACGTTCTCGGGCTACCTGCAGTCCACGTCCATTGAAGCGGCGGTGGATCAGGCGGTGACCGTGACCTACACCATCCGCATCAGCGGCGCAGTCAGCGTGACCGCTCCGGCTTCGTAATCCACAGGGTCGGAACTCCCCCGGAAGCGCAGCCGCCTCCCGCCTTGCGGTGAGGCGGTTGTGTTTCTACAGTGCCACCACTATGACTACTTCCGACCTCAAGGCTTCCGTACTCTCGCTCGCATCGCGCATCAAGGTCGAGCCGTTCCCCGTGGACGGCATCGACGGCCTGCACATCAAGGGCATGACCGGGCGTGAGCGGGACTCGTTTGAGTCCGCGTGCTTCGTTCAGCGCGGCAAGGACCGCGTGCTTCAGACCGAGAACATCCGCGCCAAGTTGCTGGTGCGCACGCTGTGCGATGCCAGCGGCGCGCGGCTGTTCACGGACCGCGAGGAGGGCGAACTCGGCGCGCTGCCCGCGTCAATCCTTGACGAGATGTTCGCCATCGCGCAGCGGCTGTCCGGCATCGGCGCTGCCGAGGTGAAGGAACTAGAGGGAAACTGAAACCGGGCAGTCCGCGTCGCTTCCTGTTGCGGCTCGCGCTTGCGCTCGGCTGCACGCAGGGCGAACTGCTCGACCGGATGACGAGCGAGGAATGGACCGAGTGGCAAGCGTTCGATGCGGTGGAGCCGATCGGCGCATGGCGTGACGATTACAACGCGGGGATGCTTATGGCGTTGCTGGCGAACGTGAACCGCAAGCGCGGTAGTCAGGCGTTCAAGCCCCTAGACTTCATGCCATTCGTGCGAGATGATGACTACGGCAAGTTGACGATGGACCCGGAAGACAGCCTTGGCATCTGGCAGGCGATGGCCGCAGCCACGAAGTCCAAGGCGAAGCCGAAGAACAGCACCAGCACGCAACCGAAGGACACCTGATGGCAACCGTTGGCAACCTGTTCGTGACGGTCGGAGCGAACACCAACGGTCTGCGCGCGGGCTTGCAGAACGCGCAGAAGCAGGTGGACCAGTTCGGCAAGGCAGCGGTCAAGAGCAGCAATCGATCGGCGCTGGAGGCGTTCAAGGATTGGGGCGGCATCAGTCTGCCGCTCCCGGCTGGGTTGAGCCAATCATTGGATACTGGCGCAATCATCGGCGGTATCGCTGATCTCGCGTCGCGAATGCGCAATCTGAGCAAGGACACGGATGCAGTAGTGAAGGCAACGCAGCGACTCGCCGATGCACAGAAGTCGCTGCGTGATGCGTCATCGCTGCGCCGCAGCATGGGCGGTATCCGAGCAGCAGTCGCCAAGTCGGGATTCGACCCGGACAAGTTGCGGCTGAAGGCCGAGGACGTGACCGGGCTGAAGGGCGGCGTGACCGAAGCGCTGGCCAAGTTGCGCGAAGGCAAGGCCACGCTTGAGCAGAACCGGGCCGCGATCGTGGAAGCGGACAAGGCCACGCAGGGATTGAAGAACGCCAAGCGCGCGCTGACGAGAGCGCAAGAGGCAGAAACGAAGGCCACCAGTGCGGCGTATGCAGCGATGGCGAGAGCGAAGAAGGCTCCCGAGGCGTTCGCAGCAGCGCAGGAGAAGTTGCGCGCAGCGACAGAGAAGACGCGATTGGCTCAAGAACGCGTCACGCAGATGGATGCTGCCATCGACAAGGGCGCAAAGGCACGATTGGCGCTGGCAGCGAGCGAAGATACGGTCACGAAGGCGCGCGAGCGCCTGAAGGCCGCAACAGACAATCTCGCGAAGGCGCAAGAACGTAATGCGCGTATCGAGGCTCTGCGTAGCAAGGTTCGCGCTGCTGGATTCGATCCCGACAAGATCGGCGCGCT